AATCTTGATTTGTGTAAGAGGAGAAATAAATATGGCAAAAGCAAATGTGGTACGTAAGAACTCACTTGGTATCAAGGGTGTTCTAAATGTAGATAAAGATAACAATAATGTTGTTATAGAAATCGAAGATGGCGAGGCTTTGGAACTTGCAAGTCTGCTTGATGATTTCAATGGTTCAGAAGTTTCAATCTCAGTTGGCGAGTCAATTGACATCGTATAATTAACTGAAAATAAAGTAACTGAATTATGATTCAGTAATGGGGAGGAATAGTTATAAAAGCAAAATTCACAACAGAACAGCTTCGTGCAATATATGAGGTTTGCTCAAAGAAAGAGTTGTATAAGGATTGGAATGAAGTAGCAGATACACTTAACAAACGTTTCAATCTTGCTTATAACGAAAGCACATATCGCAAGGCATGGCAGTATTTCGACCGTATGTATGATGCTTGTAAAGATATATTTGCGACGAGCGAGGACGGATTTAAGGAGTTTGATATTAAAAAGCGTGAACTCGAAAAGGAACGTAAAAAACTTCAAACAGAAAAACTTGAATATAACAGATGGCTCAGAGAAAACGCAAGAGAAGAAATGATTGAAGAAGGTATATATGATGCAATTGCCAATCTCTCCCCTCTTGATGTTCCTCAGTATAGAGAAGTACCTGAATCAAATCGTGGTGCTGTTTTGTGTTTGGCTGATGCGCATTTTAATACTGAATTTGAGATTAAAGGCTTATTTGGCGAAGTTATTAATTCTTATAGTCCTGAAATATTCTATCAGCGTATGTGGTACTTGAGAGATAAGATCAAGGAAATTTGCAAGAGAGAGAATATAACATCTTTGCATATCTTTGGTCTTGGAGATGATAACGATGGACTTCTGCGCTTAACCGACAATTTGTTTAAGCTCAGATGGGGTGTTATTGACTCTACCCTTATCTATGCCGATTTCATGGCTAATTGGATAAATGAAGTCAGCAAATTTGTAAATGTGGATTTGCAGATGGTAGAGGACAGTAATCATAACCAGCTTAGACTTTGCTCTGCTCCTAAAAATGCCTTTAAGGGAGAAAACCTTAGCAAGGTAATTGTTCATACTATTAAGACACGCTTGCAGGATAATCCTTGTGTAACTATTACTCAAAATCCTACTGGCTATATCTACGCTAATATCGTTGGATATAATCTTATGGGAATACACGGAGAAGTAAAGTCTCTCAAGACTGCTATTGACAACCTATCAAGGCTTTATGGGCTTAGAGTGGATTATCTTATAGGTGGACACAAACATCACGCCGAAGAATATGGTTTTGATTGTGAAGGGATTTCAGTTGGAAGTATTATTGGTATTGATGATTATAGTACCAGCCTTATGAGATCATCTAATGCGAGTGCGACAATGCTCATTTTTGAAGAAAGAAACGGACTTGTCACTAAGCACACTATTAAATTAAATTAAAGGAGAGAATCTTATGAATACAGAAAAGGTATTTGCAAAAATGCTCAAGGCTCATAGCAAGGGCGAGTGCGTATCACTTGTCACCGATTATGAGAATGCAAAAGAAATAGCAAAGCTTATTATGTCTATGCCTGATACCTATATTGAGGACTTTCAGCTCACTCGTGAAGATTATGACGGTTACGCCGATTCGTGGCTTTTGACTTACGGAGAAGAAGGAGATGTATGGTGTCAGAAAGCTATTCTCGACAGTGGTTTTGTCGCAAAGGGTGAAGGCACACATATCATAGACACATCTGCAATTGGTAGCAGAGTTCCCGAAGATTTTGTTTTCGGCGGTACAATAAAGGTGGTGGACTAAGTGATTATATCTGAATCTGTTTGCAAGAAATACGAGAGATACGAGGACTTTACGTCCGAGTTTGTGCGCACCGCTATGGAGAACGGAGATGCGTTCCTTATAGTGAATTGGCAGGATGCGCTCGGAGTATGTCAGCTTCTTAATACATTTGTTGTTAATGGGAATAGCATTGCTATGCGAGGCGAATTTACAGATGAAGCCTATGCAGACATCGAATGTGTCAAAGAGTACGATGGCAATATGCTTATAACATTATTTGATAGTGGCGAGATGATTTGTGAAAAGGCTCTGAGTGATGAGTCGGCATATGTAGATAACGCTATGTATTTTGTAGAATGCGGTGCAAAAGAAGTAACTCTGCCTTTACACGCAAAGGTTGCGCCATTCAAGATTGAAGCGCAGATTTTTGAGAATGTATTTTGATTAGAATTTCGGCGCAAGTCGGCTTGTAATTCTCGCCTAAAGCTGTGGCGAGTAAATAAATGACGGGACGGGGTTGCCATGATGAGAGAGGTTCAGGAATAAATGTATATTTTTTAAGGAATGGTCTTATCCCTGTGAATGGGGGTAAGACCTTCTATTTGTGGTTTTTGTTAAATCGCTATGACCAATGACTTTTTCAAAGGCAAAATACGCTGATTTTTTGGAAAATAGCTATTGACCAATCTGAAAAATGTGCTATAATGATCTGGTATACAATCGCACTAACCCTTGAAAGGAAACAGTAACATGGATTTTATTAAGATAGAGAAGGGTTTTAAGAGCTTGTCTCTTAGAAATGAAGATGATGTTAAAATTCATTTTCATTCTGATATTGTAAAACCAATCCTAACAGTAGTTAATCCGTCTATGCTCAATCACTATAAAAGTGAAGATAATCTACTTGCAGGTGGCAGAACAGATGCTACATTCCAAAATATATCGTTTGAATTTAAGAAAAACGATTATTTTCGCACACCAAAGGGCGTAAACGAAGCACTTTATGGCAGGGACAGCAAAGATCATGGACTTTATGATTACATTATCAGTAGCTCTGGGATTAACGATGGCGACTCAGAGGAACTGGTAGAACACAAGCTGAAATCAGGTATTGGTGTAGGCTTTGATGGAGTTAAGTTTATTTTTGCAAGATTTGTACCCTCAACAAAAAAAGCTACAATCAATACCGCAAAGGTTAAAACTAATATTCCGTTCCAGCTTAATCTTGCATTCAGCTATGAAGTAAAGGATTTTCAAAGCGGTTTAAAGCGTCTTTCTATGCTTCTCACTCAGCAAAGAAAAATGACTTTGAATAAAACAAATCTTTTAGATACAATAAATGTAAAAAGCGATTTTGTTCGCAAAAAAATAATCAAGATATATGATGTGGTTAAATTTAATCTTTACGATCTTGATGGTAGCAATAGGGTAAGAACACTCTACAAGGAATGGGACAGAGTTTTTGGTATCATGTATGGAGTTGATACTGAAGCAACGGATTTTACAGAAGTATCTTCAAAGATCAAAGAGGCGTATGGGATTGACACTGAAACTGATATTGACAGTAAGATGTATCTCTTTTCTATGCAAACTTTTTTCAATATCTTCCTAAAGCTCCTTGTTTATTCTTTTTTGTCGCAATTAGTTGATCCGAATTTTACTATCCAGCAAGAACTGACAAAGCCCGAAATTGATCGGTTGTTTGATGGCACTTCTGTTAATTACGCAAGACTTGTCAATAACTTTTTTGAAGCACACTTTTTTGAATGGTTTGCCTACACTGATGATACTTTTGAGGTTGAGGTGGTAAATGATACGTTAAAGCACCTTGATCGCTTTGACCTTACAACATTCGTAACTAAGCCAGAAGAAGTGCAGGATATACTTCAAGAGGTTTATATGGAGCTTATTCCTAAAGAAATGCGCCATTTAATGGGAGAGTATTTCTCACCTGATTGGATAGTTGAGCATTCACTTGATATGGTCGGATATAGCGGTGATATTAACAAAACATTGATTGATCCTACTGCTGGTTCAGGTACATTCCTCACTCACGCAATTAAGCGAATCATTAAAAATAATGATGGTGTAATCACCAAATCCGATATTGAAACTATAACAAATAACATTGTCGGTTTTGATATAAACCCTATTTCTGTTGTTGCAGCCAAAGCAAATTACATTCTTATACTATTTTCCGCTTATTTTGCTAACAGCAACGAAGATTTTGGTGAAGCCGTAAATATTCCAATTTTCATTGCAGATTCAATCTTATCACCTGTTGTATATACTGAGGAGAACGGAGATACTTTGAATTTAGAGACCTCTGTGGGTACGATAGAGCTGCCTAAATTTAAAAGTTTCGCTTTAGGAAACGAATTTCTGACTATATTAAGCGAAAGTATCCACGAACAAGCCGACTATAAAAATTTCGAGAACATTGTAATAGCGAAAAAATTAGTAGATGTAAGCGATGCTCCTATTGTAAAAAAACTATTCGATCAGCTTTATGTTTTACATCGAAGTGGTAAAGATTCATTCTGGTCTATTATTTTGAGGAATAGCTTTGCGCCTACAATGATAAGAGATAAATTCGATTATGTTGTGGGTAATCCGCCGTGGATTGCTTGGAAAGCTATGAGCCGCAGTTATAGGACGGGAACTCTCACCATTTGGCAAAGCTATGGAATATTCGAGAAAAATGCCTATGACAAAAAAACCACGCATGATGATTTTGGAATGGCTGTCACCTATGTTGCAGTAGATCAGTACCTCAAAGAAGGCGGCAGTATGGTCTTTTTACTTCCTGCTTCTTTCCTAAAATCAACAAAGGGCGGAGAAGGTTTTAGAAAGTTTGAAATTATAAGAAACAACCAAAGTGTTCCTTTTGCCGTTGAAGAAGTGCATGATTTTTCAAAGGTGAAGCTATTCACTATACCAACTGTTGCAATAAGGTTCTCTAAAGGTAACAAGATGCACTATCCTATGAATACATATCGTGTTTACTCACAGACTAATAGAAGAAAGATTGATTCTCACGCAAAATGGGACATGGTGTCAAATTGGTTGACCTATCAGGATTTGATCGCCCAGCCTGTTGATTTGAATGATATACAATCTGCGTGGCTTACTCTTGGGAATATGAGCTTTGCAAACAATGTACTCGATAAAAACAAACCTCGTCATTACAAAGGACGTAAAGGGATAGAACCCGCTGGAGCAAAAGGAGTATATATCCTCAAAACCCCAGTTAGAAAGAAAAATGGTAATCTAATCATTGAAAACGATATGTCAAGACAGCGCAGGCAAGATGTAATTGATATGGGAGTACATAGAGGAGAAGTAGAGGAAACTTACATTTTTCCTATGCTTGGAGGAAGAAACATTGCAAAGTGGAAAGTTAAATCAAATGAATTTATGATCGTTCCGCATACTGCAACATACAAATACGGAATACCTGTTGATGTACTTTCTCAAACAGCGCCTGATACTTACATATGGCTTAATTATTACCATGATGTCTTGTTGGATACTCGCATTCAAAACGGAAAGTTCTTTAATCAAGATACACAACCGTTTTATAGATTAGACAACGTAGGCGAATACACATATTCTCCATATAAAGTACTTTGGAAAGAACAAACAGGAAGTATGTCGGCTGTTGTTGTCGGTTCATATCTTGAATCCATACCAAATGCTGATCCTACCTTGTTTTCAGAGGACAAGCCCATTGTAGTTGATTCTAAGGTACTAATGCTTGACGTATATGACGAGATGGAAGCATATTATGTATGTGGTATCATCAATTCTAATTCAGTTACAAACGTGATTGACGGTTATGCAATTTCAACCAATCGAGGAGTTGATGTACTCAAATATGTTGCTATACCATTATTTGATAAAAATAATTCATTGCATTTGGAGATTGCAATGAAATCGAAAGAAATACACCTTGCAGCAAAAAATACCGTTTCGGTTAATTCCATTCCCGCTTTGGAGAAGGATTTAGATGCTCTGGTGGTGAAACTGTTTTCTTGATGGATACAATAGCCATTTGAGCATAGCCTATTGGCGCACCCATAATCCGTTCCGCATAAGTTGATATTATGATAATGGCGCGCGCCAAATCTGCGGTGTAACAGAGTCGTTTACCGACACTATATAAGACTCGGCTCTTTACGAGCGTAATTGAGCCTTGCAAGCCTCTGTTTTGCCTACAAGCTGACTACGCAAGGACTTTTATGGTTGCCACGACCTAATGTGGAAAGGCAAACCTGCGCATTGGTAGGCTACGGACAGGTAGCAAACCTGCGCATTATGTGAAGCTGTTATTTATGTTGGTAGCACTGGTTCAAGAGAAGCACCTCATACTGAGATAAAATCGATTGTTGCCAATCCAAGAATTTATTTTAGAGGCACAAAAGAAAAGAGAGAAATTGACGGATTGTTTGAGGGTACTCTCTGGGGTTGAGAATTAGAATAAAAAAAATAAGGAAATTACGACATATAGCCAAATAGTGTTAAAACGATGGGAAAATAATTCCCATAAAGTGGTATGTTTTGGGAAAATTTTTCTCATTTGGGAAATTTATTCTCATACAATAAAACCCACATTTTATTAGAAATCTACAAATCATATATTCCTCCTAAGCCCCGATTGTCGGGGCATATGTGGTCGAGCATTGCAATGATATGTGAGACTAATCCAATAAAAAAATAAGGAGACAAGTATGCCAGAATATAATTATATCTGCCCCAAGTGTAACAAGCATTTTGTAATAGAACAAAAAATAAGTCAATATAATCCCCACGAAAAATGTCCCATTTGTAATACTGAATCAAATAGGGATGTGGAAATCAATTATTGTAATGGGAATTATATTGTGAATACTGATGGGTTTTATGGCAAAACAAGTTAAGTATTTATTGACCGCATGAGGTTGATAAATGCAACGTAATAGGGGTTGTCTCCTCCCCTATTACACATTTTTATACAACGAAAGGAGACTGCAATATGGCTGGTCGTGGTAGACCAAAGGGTAGTACAAATAAACCCATTAAAAACAAAAGACCTAAAAAGACTTGCACAAATTGCAACAGAGAACTTTCAACAGTTCATTTTTATGTGGCATCTAATCCGCTTATGTCCAGTGACGGAAAGTATGTAAATGTATGCAAGGATTGCATAAAAGCAGCTTCATTAAACTTAGATGGTTCTATAAACATAGAAGGATTTAAAAAGATGCTTATGACCATTGACCGTCCTTTTGTGCCAGAGGTGCTTGATATGTCAATTGACGAGGTAGAAAATTCGGTTAATGGACAGAGACAGCTTACTGATATTATTGGTAAGTATATGAAAAATATATCTTCTTTGCCAAAATACTCAAAACTTTCATTTATGGAAAGTTTACAGTTAAATGGTACAACCACTACAACTGTTTCTTCTACGGAAAGAAAAAAACATAATAAATATACAGATGAAATTTTTGTAACTCAAGATAATGATTTTACTGTTACAGAAGAAATTATTGATAGGTTTGGAGAGGGATATACCAAAAGCCAATATCGCAAGATGCAAAAGAAATATGATAAATTGAAACAAAATTATCAATTGACAACTAATCTTCATGAAGAAGCTTTGGCGACATATATTAGGTTTAAAGTACAAGAAGAAGAAGCAACTGCCAAGGGAGATGTGTCGAGTGCGGAAAAATGGAATAAAGCAGCTCAGACATCTGCGGAACAAGCTAAGCTAACTCCAAAACAATTAACGCAAGCGGATTTACAGGGTGGTATCACAACAATTAGTGAGATATCAAAAGCAGTAGAAGAAGCTACAGATATTATTGAAATATTACCACGTTTTAAGTATGCGCCTAATGATGCTCCTGATTTTATTATCTGGTGTTATATTAATTTTTGCAGAAAACTCAAAGGTTTGCCAACGGTTGATTACGAAGAAGTGTATGCTTTTTATGATAGAAAAAAAGAAGAATATATTGCGCAATACGGCGACCCTTATGGAATTTTTACAGATGATACGTCAGAAAAAAATCGTGATGCGGTAAAAAAATTTATTCAACTGCCAAAGGATTATAATATAGGAAGTGATAGTGATGGCGAATGAAAGAGTAAAAGCATTAGTTGATGATACACATTTCGGCAAAAATTTGGTTAAGTATTATGATTTTATAAGCTGGGCTAAATTTTATCCAGATTTACTTCTTGATATGATAAAACCTCAAAAGGGTGGTTTAAATCTCCACTTAGACCAAAGAATTTTTTTACGTTGTGCAGTTAGATTTTTTAGCATGTACGGCGATTTACCTCGTGGAAGTGGAAAAACTTTTAATGAAATATTAGCCGATATTGTTGTTGCCATACTATTTCCTAATATCACGCTTTCTGTTTCGGCTCAAACAAAAGAAAATGCCGCTGACCTTCTATCTGCAAAGTGGAATGAGATAACAAAATTCTATCCTTTGTTGTTAAATGAACTTGATGAAAAACCAAAGTTTTCAAAGGGATATTCTATTATAAAGTTTAAGAATGGTTCTGAAATAGATGCTATTGCAAACGCTCAATCAACCAAGGGACAAAGAAGAAATCGTTTAAGTATAGAGGAATCTGCCTTATTGAACAACGCATTATTTGAAGATGCTCTTGCTCCTGTTGTCGAAGTACCTCGTTTAACTGTAGGCAAACTTGGTATTCCTGACCCATGTGAGTTAAATCAGCAAATTAATTTCTTTACAACTGCTGGATTTAAAGGCAGCGATGAATACCATAGGCTACTGAGCACGGTCGATGAAATGGAGCAAATTAATGGTAAAATAGTTATTGGCTCGAACTGGATGCTCCCTTGTTGGTATGGTCGAGGCTCAAGCAAAAGTCAGATACTTAATAAGAAAAAAAGTATGTCAATAGTGGCGTTTAATATGAACTACGAACAAACTTGGAGTGGTGCATCGGAAGGTGCGCTGGTAAACATAAATAAACTTTTGAGTTGTAGAGTTTTAGTTAAGCCATCCAAGATTACAGATAGTGATGAAATCTTTATGGGAGTCGATGTAGCACGAAGTCAAAAAACTTCAAACAACCAATCGTCAATTGTGGTTGGCAGAGTAAAACGCAACTCCGATGGTTCAAGAATTGTTGCGATTGAGATAATTGATATTATTAACGTTCCTAATATATATAATTTTAATAAACAGGCTATTAGAGTAAAGCAAGCACAAAAACAATACCATGCGAAAATGGTTATCTGTGATGGTAACGGTTTGGGCGCTGGTTTAATTGATGCTTTGCTTACTGAAACAATAGACCCTGTAACTGGTGAAAATTTAGGATGTTGGGACACAATTAACGATGATAATGAACCTGAAATCCCCAACTCTCCTAAAATATTATACAACTTAAAAGCACAGTCGTGTCAAAATGAAATAGTTACAACTTTTATTGATTATGTCGAAAGTGCAAAGTTAAAACTTTTAGAAAGAAAATTAGAAACTGATTTTACCGAAAGTGAATGGGCTAATTCTGAAAATTTAATTAGACCTTATATTGAGACTGATGCTTTTATTGAAGAAGCCGCTAATCTAAAAATGAAACATTTAGCTAATGGCGGCATTACTATTGAAAGAGTCGCAAGAAAGGTTGACAAAGATAGAGTGTCTGCATTAATATATATGCTTTGGTATGTTGAAAAATTTGCTAAAGACATCTCTATTGATAAAGAGTACGAAAGTACAGTTTTTGTGAATTAAAAAAAGAAAGGAGGACGTAATGGCAAAAATTCATAGAGTTACAAAATCTTCTATTGATTCAAGAGCGTATGAGGTTAATAGTTATTGGTATCATAATGATGTAACCACAAATACTTATTTTAATATTTTAAGAGATTATTCAATAGATACATTAATTGCAATAATTCAAGAACCTATGGTTACTGCAAATAATGAACAGCTTAGAATTATTTCTCGTAGGTTTTATTCAAGTGATGGCATTGTTAGAAATACGCTCGATTACATGAAGGCACTTCCTTCTTTGGATTATATAGTTACCAATTATATTAATAATGCTAAATCAAAAGTTAATAAAGAAGTAATGAGATATGTTTTACGCAAAATAAAACACAAGCAGTTCATTAGAGATGCGATACTCAAAGGATGTATTGATGGTATAGCGTTTTATTATTTAGATACAGGTCAGAAACCAGAAGATAAAAACAAATTTATAAGTCAGTTTCAGGCAGAATCTATAATGGAAGTTAATGTATTAAAACCAAAGCTTGCAAGTCTTAATGTTTCGATTAAATCATTACCAACAGATTATTGCAGAATTGTTGGAACAAGAAACAATTCATATGTTGTTGCTTTTGATTTAAGTTATTTTGATAGTGCAGAAAGCAAATTAAAAATGTACCCCAGTGAATTTACAGATGCTTATAGATTGTGGCAAAGTAATAAAGAAACTAAACAAATGTTTGTGCTTGACAATACTAAAACAATTGTACATAAAATATCGTCCAATTTGGATGAATCTTGGGGTAGACCTCTTGTACTTGGTGCTATTCAAGACATTATATATTCAGACGATTTTAGAAATACTAAGCGAAATCTTCTTGGAAAAATTAATAATAAAATTATATACGAAACATTCCCAGAGGGTAAGACCGCTGGTACATCTGCGTTGAGTAAACAACAGCAAAAGGAACAGCACGATGCTGTTAAAAGTGCGGTGCAAACCAAACAAGGTGTTAGTGGAACAACGTTTTTCTCTGTTGCTGCTGGTACTAAGATTGACAGCATAGATATTAAAACTGATTTATTTGATAACGATTATGAATCCAATCTTGATACAAAAGTTGGAACAGATTTAGGATTTGCTGCTTCGTTACTTAACGCAAGCGGTACTACTTCATTTAGCGCACAGCAAACCAATTTGGAATTGGTTACTGCTCAATTATTTGAATGGATTGATGGTATAGTTTCTGAGTTAAATAAGGTTATTAATTATAATATTTTGGATATGGGTTACATAGATACTGAAGTTAATTATTTACCTATTACTCATTTGAATAGAGAAAAATACTTTAATAATGCTAAAGAGCTATTTACTATTGGTAGAGGGTCACTTGCTTATCTTGCTAATTGCGCTGGCATTTCAAAAGAAGTTTATTTCGCTATGTTGGATGAACAATTAGAAGAAAAAGTGTTAGACAAATATCCTGTTAATGCGACATCATATAACACATCTGGTAATGATGGTGATAATGATAACAAAGGTGGTAGACCAACTACTGATAATCCCACAAACGAAAATACTATAAGAAGTAAAACTAATAATTCAAATAATCAACCAAAACCAAATAGTTAAAAACTTATATCGTTGTACAAAGAGAGGTGGTGAGAAAAATGAATACACTTCTTGAAATGGGAAGTAAAAAAACCAAAGGTGGTCGAAGGTATATTAAATTAGCACTTCTCACCATCCATGAAAACGAGCAAGACACAAATCTTAATGGCTTGCATTGGAATGAAAAGTACATTTTAAATAATCTTGACAGTGTTAAAGGTATGCCACTGTGCTGTGAATTTACCGATGAAACAAAAACAGTTCCATTAGGACATGGATATACAGATGCAATACTGGATGAGAATGGAAATGAAATACCTGTTTTTGAAAATTCTGAAACGGTAGGCGTGGTTGAAAAGGCTCAAATCGAAAACATCACTATCAATAATGAAGAAAAACGTGTGTTGGTTGGTGAAGGTTATTTATATAATCAGCGTTATCCTAATTTTGTTAAATGGTTAAAGGATAATATGTTAGAGAATCCTATTAAATCATCAATTGAAATTGTGGGTACGGAAGAAAATGACAATCATATCGTTTATGATGGAGAGATAACGGATGAATACCGTGTTCCTATGGAATTTGATTTTAGTGGCAGCGCAATACTAAGTGTAAAAGAAGCAGATGAAAATGCAGTTGTATTAGAAGCAGCTTCTTTAAATAAATCAAATGATAATAAACAAGAAAGTGAGGATGAGACAATGGATGAGAAAACAATTAATCTGATTTGTGATTCTGTAAAGAACGCAGTTTCAGAAACAAACTCAAAGAACTCCGAGTATGAAGCTCAGATTGCAGAACTCAATCAGACAATAACAGAAAAGGATGCTAAAATTGCAGAGCTTAATGCATCTGTTGCAGAAATTCAGGCTGCTCTGGACGCAGTTAGAGCTGAGATTGAACAGAAGTCAAACGAACTTGATGGAGCTTGGGCAGAAAAGAGGGCTTTGGAAATAGCTCTTGGCGAAGCAAAGGCAAAGGAAAGACTTGGTGAGCTTAGTTCTGCTATTGCAAACTTTACAGAGGAACAGAAGGATTTTGCGAAAGATGAGATTGAAGCATTTAAAGCAGACCCAACCAATGTAGAAATTAATACTGTACTTGATGCTATTTATCGTGGCATTGGTAAGCAGTCATTAGAAAAGAAAAACGAAAAAACAACAGTAGTAGAAACAAATTCTGCTGATATCTATGGTGAAGTATTTACACCACAGGCAAAGGCTGATGGTTCTACTGAAGGCTCTATTTATTAAAGAAAGGATGGTTTTATTATGGTAAAAGTACATACTGTTGAAATGATTGAACATTCTGCACACAGCACTCCTAATGTTAAGGCTCATGCAGATATGCCCAATGGCGCACTTGTTGGTCTTACATATACTGGAGCTTCAAAGGTAACTAAAGCTCCTGCAACTGGTAATGACCTTTATATCGTTCTTAATACTCAGGTTGGAGATAAAGAGTATGACCTTGCTTGTACAATTAAAAAGGGCGAGTATGTAAATCTCTTTAATCTTGCAAATTGGGTAGGTAAGGAACTTGATGTAACAAAGGAGAATGTTACAGGAACATATGCAGATATTGCTGTAGATGACACACTTACTTTTGATGATACAACATTCAAGTTTAAGGAAGATACTGCAACTAAAGGTGATATCTGCTTTAAGGTTATGAAACTTCTTCCCATTGGCGTTAGAGTGCTTGTACAGGTTGCTACCAAATAATTTTGATAGAAAGGAAGGTAAAAGATATGAGAACATATGAAATAAATGAAATGAATGGTTGCCGCAAGGACACTGTTCATAACGGACTTAATTCTAAGTCTCCTATTGTTGAAACTTTTTCTGCACTTGTTCAGGGCAAGGATGTTGAGAACATAAAGGACGTTAACGGTAAGAAAGTTGGCGACCAGTGTGTAAAGAAGATTAAGGAACTGAATACAAGAGCTGAAGGTGGAGACACATCTGCTATTTCCGAGTTGAACGCAATAAGAGCGTATGTTGTTAATCCAATACTCCTTGAGGAAATCAAGCTTCTTGGATTCTTCGGCGGATATGAGAATCTTGGTTACGATGAGACAATTGAGCGTAAGGTTATAAAGCAGAGCATCAATACAAGAGGTCAGGCTCTTAATGGAGATGTTCCTTTCAGCTTTAACTATGCTGATAAGTATACCGTACCTTCAACTTCTCTTGCTGCTGGTTACGAGGTTGATTATCGTAAGGCTCAGTTTGGAGATATGAGTGCAGAGAATATTCTTATTGAAAATATTAAGACAGATATGAGAAATAAGGCTTCTGCTTTTGCTTTTGATACAGTTACTAGTGCTATTTCTAATGCAACAATTAAGAACGCTGTAACTGGTGTAACAAGAGCTAACGTTCAGTCTGTAATCAATAAGGCTCGTCCTTTTGGTGCTGTAACTTTGGTTGGTGATACATCTGCTGTTATTAAGCTTAATGATATTGCTACATACTCTGATTTACAGAAAACAACACCTTACCTCAATATTTCTCAGGATGCTATGAACGAGATTCGTAAGAACGCTTATGTTTCAAGCATAATGGGTGCTGGCGTTTATGGTATTGATAACGCATATGACCTCAGTAAGACAAATACTGCTGGTTCATGGTTCGACAAGATTGTTAATGACGAATATATCTTTGTTGTTCCTACAGGTGTTGCTTCTCCTATCCAACTCTGGACTCGTGGTGGTCTTACATCTATGACTGCCACTGATGTTTCAGCTGGTAGACTTCTTACTAGATATGACCTTGAAGTTGCTGCTGATGTTGCAAAGGGCGAGGAATACAAGATAGGTCTTATTGACACTACCGAATAATTATTTGTTAAGATAGTGGGGACGATGTAGTTCGTCCCCTATTATCAATAAAGGAGGATTTATAATGGACTCATTCGATATGAGCAAGAGCATAATGATAAAAAATGTCACAAGCTTTCCTGTTGGTTTTAGAAAGATAAGTGGGGAGGGAGAAGTTAATATCCCCCCATATACATCAATTTTAATTAGCAGATCGGAAGTTGTTTCTAAAGTACAGTCAAGAAGTACATTATTCTGGGGTAAAACTCAGGATGGTAAGCATCCTTGGATTTATGTTGATGATAAGGAAACGAGAATTTACACGGGCTTGGAAACAGAGACAGAGCCTCAATCTATTATAGATGAAAAGAAAATTTCTGATGCGTTCGGACTTAAAAATATGTCAGCGTTTAAGAAAGCCATTGAGGAACTTGCTGTTACTTTTGCCGAAAAGAAAATGCTTGTCGAGGCTGTATCTAAGTTGAACTTTAATGACTATAAGAAAATTAAATTTATTGAAGAATACACAGGAATGACTGTAGAGAATTAACTAAGGTGGTGATTACATTGGGTGATGTAACAACTAAAAATGATGTCATTCAAAGTTTTCATTCTCACCCGATGGCAAAAACTGCATTACCAGAGGGATTAGAAGATGAATGGTTCATGTCATCATTAGCTCAATATGAGTTGGAAGTTGATACGTTAAATTACGATGAAAGTACTATGGAATTTGATTCCAAATTACAACACGCCGTTGTGTACACATTGGGCTTAATGATGTATTCTGAATATGTTACAAGAGAATTGTCAAGGGCTGAAAAGTTAAATGGTTTTTATGGAAAAGATATTCATTTAACAGGTAGTGATTCATCTAAAAATGTAACATATAAGGATTTGGTTTTGGAGTTACAACGTATTCAAGAATTGTTGCATAAACAGAAAACTCATGCTTTTAATTGATGGGAAGTGGTAGTATGCAAGAATGGTATGTTATTAATTCTCAACCTACAATGTTGAACGGTCTTGAAAAGGACGAATGGGATGCTTGGGTTACAGATAGTTTTGATGAGTTAATCACCGAAACGCCTTTAAGAGATGATGTAAAACTTTGTCGCGGACAATTCAATGGTGAAACTGGCGAATTTGAAGTAGAAGTCGAAACTCAAGCTATAATTCAAAATAGGGATTTTGATGCTTATACTCAGGGTTGGAAACGGCAGATTCTTACAAGAATGTCGGACAATCTTGCCGAGTATAAATATGTGAAAGCGACAGACACTTTAGGCAACACTCAAATTTATTTGATTATGACCATGCCAGAAACTAACAAAATTTACACCAAAGCCGTTTTGCACGAGTGTAATTACACGCTTAAATGGCAGGATGCAGATGGTAATATATATTATTATCCAACATACACCGCAGATGCCACCCAGTACAACACAGGTGTCGAAAGAAATGGTAATATCTTGGAGACTGGCTATATTCAGCTTATGAGTTGGATTTCTCTTGATGACGTAACAAAAGAATTATATCGTGACAAGAGAATGTTCATTGATGTTGCATCTGAAAGTCCTGAAACTTATGTAATAACTTCAACATCAAAAGTCCCGTACTCATACAACGAAATGCGTATCATGCGTATAACATTTACAGAATGTGAATACAACCCCAAGACAGACAGGATTGACTTAATGCTTTGTGACTACATTGATCCTAACGACATACCACATCCAAATCCAATTAATATAACATTTAGCGGAAGTCCTTCTATTAGAATAGGTGGACGTAAGACCTTTACAGCGGAGACAGAGAATGAAGTTGTGTTCTCTCTCGTTAATTCCGCATTATTGGACGGCAAGCTGACAATTACGCAGACTGATAACAAATGTGTTGTCAGGTGTGCTAATGATTCGGCTTTAGTTGGGGCAACTTTTAAAGTAGAAGTCGCAGGTGGTGGTCAGCGAAGCGAGTTGCTTGTTGACGTAATTGGGGCGGTTTAAGGAGGTGCTGAGAGATGGGCAAGAGTTCTTGCATACGCAGTTGGAAAAACAAAATCGTATCTGAGCTTTCACAGGACGACGAAATCATAAACGCTCTCGGCTTAAATCTTGATGAAGATCCTGACGACCTTGTATGGAAACGAATATTTTGCCACTATTTTATCCCTCAAACAGAGGAACAGGTGCGCAGTTATATTCTTGTCGAGATCGACATACCAGAGCGTCGCACACGTTACGGCAGTAGCGACAGCAACATTTGGGTTCACCCGACCATCGTGTTCTATGTGCTCACTCACCAAGAGGATATGCACATGAATATGGCGGGCGAAAGCGGTACGAGAATGGACTATCTTGCAGAACTCATAGAAGAAAAATATGAGGGGCGGCAGGATTTCGGTGTGGGTACGCTTCAGTTAAAGTCGGACACAGCGGGTAGCGTTAATACGACATACAGGTTTAGACAGCTTGTGTTTGAGGCTGTGGATGTTGTAGGTGTTTGTGGGTGATTGAATGTTTGCAGTTGATGAGATTCGCTTACTCAGAGGCGAGCCATTTGATATTGGAGTTGGTATAACTCTATATCAACCCACTATAGGAGATATTGCTAAATTTGGTGAGAATGAATATTTAAGCCTTGTTAGCGCACTCACATCTGAGCCTTTTGATATGCCATACTACTTAGATCAAATGGGCATTGACTTTGAAAAAATCAAACCTTTTGAACTTTTCTGTATCTTGGTATCGGGGATTGAAAAAGAAACGTCAAGATTGCTATTTGGCGATTTAGACTTCTCTAAATTTAGACCGATTGAAAAAGACGGAGAATTAATCTTAGCTAATAGTGATGGCGTTATAATCGACTCACTTATACGTGAGCGTATCGCAGACAATGTGCGACGTATGCACTGTTTGCCAAAGAATATTTTAACGTCGTGTGAGAATAAATTTACGCACGATTTAATGATAAGGCAACAGAAGAAAAATATAGACAGGGCACAACGTAGAAAAGACTTGTTTGGAGACAATTCTCAGTACGCTCCTCTTATTTCTTCTCTTGCTTGTGAATGGCACGATTACGATAAGGTTTTTGGATTGAGGATTGGGCAGTTTTTTGATGCTATAATTCGTATGGGTTATAAACAAAACGCTGATAATCTTTATAGAGGGCTTTATGCAGGAACGGTGTCATTTAAGAATATTCACAAAACTGATTTGGATTGGATGCGTCCAATCAAGACCAAAAATTTATAAGAAAGGTGGTAGTTTATGGCTATAAATAGTATTGCTATTAAGCAGATTATCGGTGCTTGGGCATTTGACTCAGCAGAGACAATCAAATGGATGGTATCGAATGTAGAAAATCTGCAAATCACACAGGACGGAGAGGTAACAGAAAAGCGTGACTCTAACGGTTCTGTAATCTTCTCAATCGACAGAAATAAGTCTTGTCAGATTAGTTTCGATTCTTCCGTCCTTGATCTTTCTCTCGTGGCTGCCCTCAACGGTACTGAGAGACAGGATGCTACAAATGACGCTCCTATTAGAGTGCCTTACATTGAGAGATTTACACTCAAGCCTGCTGATGTAACTGCTGGTTATGTAACTCTTAATAAGACTCCTATTGCTGAGACAGGTGGAACATATAAGATCTCATTCCACACACTTACAACTGATGGCTCTCTTGACGAAAACTATGAGCAGGTTGCTGCCGCAGCTACATCTACTAAGTTCTATTATGATTCTACAAATCACAGGGTTTACTTCCCTACAGATGCTACAATATTTAAGGCTGGCGCAAGAATTGAGGTAATCTATGAGTATTCTGTAGCTGCTGGTGTTAAGGTTGTTAATGCGGCTGATAAGTTCCCTGATGCTGCAAAGGTTAGATTCCTCGTTCTTGCAGTCGACCTCTGCGATCAGAGTAAAGTTCGTGCGCTGTGGATCACTGCCAAGAACTCGAAACCTCAGACTGGCAACACTATCGGGTTCAACCTCGACGACACCATTAGTGTGACTTTGAACTTAGCATATAGTTATTGTGATCAGGATAAAAGTTTTTACGAAATCTCTGTCGCTGATGAGGACTTCACTTGGTAATCAAGCATGGGTAATAAAGTAGAGTGTTGGGTTTGTGGTAAGGAGCATGATTATTGTCCTACTTGTGGTCAAACCCACGGTTGGAGATTTGTTGCCGATACGATGGAACACTATATGGTTCACATGACTATCGAGCAGTACAGAAGTGGCGTGTTCACGAAAGAACAGGCTATTGAAAGTTTTGCAGATAAGTGTGATGTTCATGCAAATGATGATTTGTCATGGATGTTGCCTCATGTTGAAAAAAGTGTCCGTGAGATTATTGGTGAAAAGGTAAAGTCCACTAAGACCACAAAGAAAGAAATAAAATCTAAACTGTTTGATTAATAGAAAGGGGTAAGTTAAAATAAAAACTTACCCCTAATTTTTATATTGGGAGGAAATATGAAACGAATAATGAGCGTAGATCAGTCAACTTCCGCAACGGGGGTTGGCTTTTTTGTTAATGGCAAACTAAAAGATTATTGCCTAATAAAACCGAAAATGAGTAAACGAGCTGATG